ATATCCACCAGTTGCAAAAGGACAACCAGTTCCTTCTGGGAAGTCAATGGTTGTTGTTGCACCAGTGGTGATTCCCACAACTCTCTGTGATTGAACGGGTCCGATACTAATTGTCTCGGGTTCTCCCGTTGTCACATAATAATCAAGTGCAGTTGCAACTGGATCTCCTCCAACTTTAACGTGCACACCAGCACCTTCACATGCAACACGAATTGCATCTGATTGTTGTGCAATCGCAATCGATGTTGAAGCGGTTCCGCTGGTTGAAAGTGTGGTATTTACACCAACTGGTTTTAGGGCAGCCATTATTCAGATAACAATATTCTTATCTAGTTATTTATTCTTCTTCGGCTTCGCCGTCAAAATCAATATCAGAATCGAACTCAGTGGGTTCGTCATCTGGTTCATCAAGATCTACAGAATCATCTACAAAAATTGATGCTGCAACAGTTGGTCTGATTGCTTCGATCTTTTCTGCGCTTTTCGAGAAAAGAATATCTTTGATTTGATCACTGATTTGTGCAGATGAAGGATCATCTTGCACAAGCAAATTCATAAGGTCGTCCATAGCAGGCATGGTAAAGGCAAATAATCTACAGTTTTATTTAGATCTCTCCACCAGGGGGCATTTCTGGTGCTTTTGGATCTTTGGGCATTGGTGTGTTTTGCATTGCGTCGGGAACTCCGCCGCCACCACCAACAGTTGGATCGCCAACTTCTCCACCTGCAGCTGCAGGATCCATCACCATTGCATTTGGATCAGGAATAATTCCCTCTTCGATTTCTTTTTCGATGAGATAATCTTGTTCAATGATTTCTTCATCAGTCTGACGAAGAACATGTCTTCTCAGATAATCTTGAGAGTAATACTTACCAACGTAAGGTTCTGCTTGTGCTGCAAGTTCAAGTCTTCCCTGCATCAACTCTGCATCTTTGAGTTCAGCAAAGTGATTGTCATACAGGAAGTCATATTGAATGTGATCAGCCATGATCTCCCAATCTTCAGGAGTCACGATGTTCTTAAGAAGAAGTTGAGTTCTCAGCATATCCTGGAACATCTGAGAGAATCTCTTTCTCAGTCTTCCAACAAACTTGGAGAATTTAACTTCATCTCTCAGGATTTCAGAAGAACGACCCAGTGAAAAACCACCTTCTCCTTCGATTCTTGTCTCAGGGACATTCAATGCTCTGTAAAGTTTTCTTTGGAAGTATTGAATGTCAGTGATTTCTCCAAGATTTTGACCGCCAGGCAGAGTTGTGATTTCTGTTCCACGACCACCTTCACGTCTTGGAAGCCAGAAGTCTTCCATCATTGACATGAATTTCTTGTCGTCACGAATCTCACCAGTGTTTGCATCGTAAACCAACTTATTACGATAACGCATCATGACATCACGAAGGTATTGTTCTGCCTTCATCTTGGGCAGATTACCAACGTCGATGTAGAAGATTCTTCTTTCTGGTGCTCTTGACAGACGATAGATGACGAGTGAGTCCTCAATCATCATCAACTGGTTTAGAGGTTTGATTGCTTTGTGCAACCAAGAGAGAGTTGATCCTTTATTTCTGTCAACCAAACCAGAAGTACAGTAAGTGACAGAATCACGAGTCATTCTGATTGCTTTGCCAGGACCATTGTTATATCCAGTGTTTACTGATCCACCAGTTTGTTGGTTGGGACTGTAAACAAAGAACTCTTCAATCTCAGGGAAGTCGTAATTTGCTGGGTTTGTTGAACCAGCAACTTGCTCCAATGATTGAATGCTGTTCTTTCCTTTCTTTTTCATCTGACGCATATAACGCATCTTCGATGCATCAATGTATCTCAGTTCTTGAATTCCATCCTGAGGTCTCTTCTGGTCAATGACTTTGTTGTAGTACAGTCTTCCGTCGATGTACCAATTACGGAAGATTTCATGTGCCTTCTTATCAAAGTCAAGCAATTCGAGAATGTATCTAAACTCTTCTCTGATTTTCTTTTTGATGTTGTCACTCGCTTTGAGTTTCGACAACTCAATTGTTACTGGACTATCATTTGTGTCAGAAACAATTGCTTCGTTTACAATATCTTCGATTGCACTGTCACACTCTGGATAAAGTGACATTGAACGATAACGACGAATCAAATCGTTTTCGTTTTTATAAACACCTTCGATGTCTACATATGAACCAAAGAACCCCGAACTGACATAGTGTTCAGACCCATCCATGTTATTGGGTGGGACTGGAGACACTACGCCAGGCGGAGTCCTTTCGCTATCTTCAATTGAGAAACCAAATAATCTCGCAGCCATTATTAGATACTAGACTTGTCGTCTAGTTATTTATCATCTGATCAGAACCTCTCCTGGGTTAGAACCACTTGACTGGAGTGATTCACCGATTGTGAAGTACTGAACCGAGAAGGTTACCTGGAAATTCTCAACAGCATTGGTCGAATCGTAGTTCAATTCGATCGCTGAAATTGTTTGTGGGAAAATGTCAAAGAACTTGTAAGTTCTCAAAATTACTGATTCCCCACCATCATTGTTTTGTGAGAATGCTGTTGCTCCTCTTCCAAGTTGCTGAACATAAGCGTCAGTCATGTAAGAGGTTGGGTTTGTAACTCCAGTTGCATCATCCAACTTGGACAGTTCGTTTGCCCATCTCTCAAAAGCGGTTCTCAGTTTGAAGTCCTCATCATTGAGAACAGTGACAGTCCAAGGATCAAATGTTCTGTCACCAGCAACTTTCAAACTTCTTCCTCTGAAAGGAACAGCAACTTCAGCAACGTTTGATGCAGGAAGTTGTGCTGCTGTACAAAGGAATTTGAAAGTTCCATTCTCACCGTCGTCTCCACTTCCCCAAGCCTCAGAGACTGCGGCAGGGAAAGCGGGGATCGAGACTTCGAACAGATTGGGGCGAGCGCCGCCGCCCGCCAGTTTAGATTTAAATTGTGAAAGGGTTCTTGTTTCGGCCATTGTTAGTTCCTCCTGTGTTTATGTAGTAATGATCAAACAGTTCCAACAACTTCTTCGAATGCAACGCCAGTGCGGGTTGCGACGAAGGTCAAGGTGACGTAGTTGATAGACTTGGTTGGTTTCAGATAGATGTCCGCTCTGAATTCATTGTTGTCAATCACATCAGGAGTGTTATTTGTCTCATCACAAACAACCAAGAAGTCATAAAGTCCTCTCTTCGCTTGGACATCGCGGAGATAAGGTTCGACGATGTTCACAAAGTTTGATCTTGTGTTGACATCATTGAGTTCGAAGAGTTGTGCATTTGCTGCACCCTCAAGTGCCTGCTCAACCGTAAGGAACAAACGACGAACGTTAATTCTGTCGAATGCTGAAGCATATCCGAGACCAGTCTTATCACCGAAGAGGAGAATTCCTGTACCCTTCTGGTTGATAATTGGGTTAACTCTTGCTGTGTACAAGAGATCTCTTTGTGCTTTGTTGGGGTTGTAAGCAAGTTTGATTGCGTTGTTCAGAACACCTCTTTGCTGACCCGCTGGTGAGAACCAAGGATAAGCGAGGATTCCAGTTCTGACCATCAGACCTGCGGTGTCACCGTTACATGGGATGTAACGGAACTCGTTATTGAAACGATCGTAGGTGTACTTATAACCGCTGTCAAAGACCGCGTAAGAAGAACTTGACAGAGGAGCGAAGTATCTCAGCAGGTTATTGGTTGCTGTTGTTGCGTTGGTAACTCCAACAACGTTTGCTCTGTGAGGTGAAACACAAGCAACACAATCTTTTCTTGACTCAGCAAGAGAGATGATGTAATTTGCTTTTGCTTGGGTGGATGACTCAGTTGTCAGACCAGGACCCATCATGATGAAGTCAACTGCTTCCTCGTCCTTGTTATCGAAGTAACCGTAACCAGTTACCAGATCACCGAGTTCGGCTTCCATTCCACCGCCTGCTTGGTAATCAACACCACCAGTAATGGTGTAACTTACGTTGCCAAGTGCGCTGAACTTAACACCCTGTGCGGTTTGACCCCAAAGACCTTCAGCAGTTGTGTAAGCAGTGAAGTCTGTTGAGAATCCAGTTGCCAGAGGAGCAGTGCCCCAATAAGCGTCATCACCATTCGATGGGTTGTAACCAGCGAAGATGTAACTGGAACCTTGAGCGATGTAATCCTTATAATATGTCTTAGTTGGTGCGTCACCATCTGCAGAAGAGTCTGATGCCTTAGAAAGATTCAGGTGCTTCTCAAGAACGTTGCCTTGAATTCCTGTTACAGAACCAGTGTCATCAATGACAACAACGTGGAGAGTGTCTCCGCCGCCATCTCTGCTGGTTGAATAGTTGCTGCTTACAGGTTTTGGTGCAAGCGACTTCCAATAAACTGTGGAGTTGGTCAGACCCAGAGTTTGTTGATCGTACCAATCAAGGATGGAAGCAGCAGTTGCTGTTCCAGTTGTGACTCCAGAGTTGTTGATCAGATTCAGTGAATCGGATGCTTCGAAAGATTGACCTGGGTCACTCTGACGATAATTGATTGGATAAGTTGTTCCAGCAGAAGAAACTCTCGCAACAATCTTAACGTCGATTGTTGAGTTTGAGTTAGTCGCGTCTGTTGTAACACCGGTGATGATGCCCTTCAGATAACCAGTGAATCCAGTGGTTGATCCAGCACCAGGAACAACAACGTTTGTCAGTGCTGAGGTTACACCGTAACCAATAACACCACCAATTGCACTTGGGTTGGTTGTTGCAATTCCGATTGTTTGGTCAGCAGCGTTATCGATGAAGCAAACCTTGAGTTTGTTTGACCAAGCACCAGGGTTTCTTGCTGCGTAATACCAAGAAGTATCGGTTGTGTGGTTCTGTTCGTAATCGTCGTAGTTGTCAACTCTCAGAGAAGAAGTTGAAGCAATGCCGACACCAGCATTTCCGTTTGCCAGTGATCCACCGCCGACTCTAACGACCTTCAGAACTCCACCGTAAGAAAGGAATTCTGAACCGGTCATCCAATATTCGTACTGACGATCAGTCGAGATTGGTTGTCCGAAAGTATCGATATATTGCTGCTGGGTGTTGATCTGTGTAACCTCGTTTACTGGACCCTGTGGAAAAGGACCAGCAATAGCACCAATGTTATCGAGAACATTTTCGGCTCTTCCGACTGTTAGATCAACTTCCCTGATGAGTACACCAGGAGATAATTGAGGAGTCGCCATGTTTTTCTCCCTAAAAGTTTCTCAGTTTATCTGAAAATATTTAGGTTTTTGGTTGTTTTCAGGGGGGAAATGGGTGGTGAACAAATTTACCAGTCAGGATATGACCAATCAATGAATGGGTCGAGTTGTTTTCTTCTTTCCACGATCCTTCTGATGGTGCAAATCTTACATTCATAAGAATAAGCAGAAGCATTCTGACCCTTGGTTTTTCTTGTTCTGTAAAACCCATCGATTAGGTTTTTAATCTCTCCACAAGTTCGACATTGGCGATCAGTGAGAAGAAGGTGCCCTAATGAAATCTGCTCATCAAGATCCATTAATACTTACCCCAGAGTTCCCAACCACCTGCTGCTACTCCATACTCATCAAATGCATCAGACTTGGCAGTGTACCATCTGTCGCCATCATCAGAAACAAAACTCTCGCTGTCCAGGCCATCAGAGATAAAACCAAAAGGAGCCATGTCCTGTTCGATCTGGTTCTTTTGCTCGTCATAGAGTCTTTTCCTTACGTCTTGGTCTGTAAGTTCTTTGAAATAATCTTGTGCAACCAACCACGCATAAATGACCAGACACATTGCCAAGTCATCATTACAACCATCCTCAGCCTCGAACGAACTGTTCTTCTGAATAAAAGTTGTCATCTCAGAGATAATGTCGATGTCACAGAAGAGAAGTTTGTTCTCTTCAATCATCGTTTTGAGGTTAAGTGACCCAACTTTTTTCACAGTCTTGGACATCTTGACTCCCAGTTGTGTCTTATTTCCTGAGAAACCTTGTCCAACAACTTGACCTGCTCTTCCTCGCATTGAGCACATCAGCAGGTTTTGATACTCCAAGTCATACTGAAGAATGCTGGCAACCTGATCACCAACATCATTCACCTCACAAAGAATAAATGCTTCATTATAAGACTTTGCCACTTCGTAAATAACACTCGGGAACAACATTGGTTTAATGTTGTTATCTCTGTACTTAGCAACCACCTTGTGTGGGAATGATGTGATGTCAACCACGACAAAAGCAGAGTAGTCACCACCAACACCCCTGGCAACGTCAACGGTTACAACGTAATCTCTGCCAGGTCTTGGTTTCTCATAAATGTCACAACTGTCATTTCTCTCGATTGGTTTTTCATAAACCAATGCTTTGAGTTTTGAAGCAGAAATAAGTGTGTCAATTGAACCAAGAAATTCACACTCAAACTCAATCTTGAACTGTTGTTCAGATGTGTTTTTAATTGTTTGTTCTTTCCACTCCTCATCCCTTCCTGGGACTTCGGACCAGTGAACATCTGTTGGAACATATTCGTTTCTTCCCTTCTCCGCATCATACCACATGCGGTAGAAGTGATTCATACCGTGGGGGGTGGAGACGATGATGACTTTTGTGCTTTTACCAGAAGTAATAGTAGGATAAACAGAGGCAAAGAACGAGTCAGCAATGTGATTCGGGACGAACGCGAACTCGTCGAGAAAGAGGATGTTAAACGACATACCTCGGACAGCACTCGCAGATGTAGAAGCTGCCAAAATCTTACTGCCATTTTCGAGTTCAATGTTTCCTTTGTTCCATACTAGCACGCCCTGCTGCATCCACTTGGGTAAGTTTTCATATGCTGTTGCAAGTCTTGCCAAAAGTTCTCTGGCAGTGGACGCTTTGTTTGCCAGAATACCAATGTTCACACTGTCGTTGAAGATTGCATAATGCAACAAGTAAGACACCACAGTGGTGGACTTACCAGTCTGTCGTGGCATCTTACAGATGTTGAATCTGTTCTCATGAAATCGAGTGATTAACTTCTCTTGGAAATCATAAGTCCTGAATGGTTGCAGACCATGGTCCAGTGTCACAATCTGGACATAGTTTTGAGCAAAGTAAACAGGATCATCCTTACATCGAATATACTCAGCAATCTGTTCCTGAGTGAATTCAATTTTGGTATTCGCTTTCTTGAGAAGAGGATTGCCTAAGTAGACATCATTATCGGGCATAAAAAATTACCTTTGTTCAATCCAGTTAAGTACCGCAAGTGCTGCTTTGTTGGTATTAGGAGAAGCACAAGCAAGGGTATAAGTATCACTGATTGTACCAATACCAGTTCTTCCAAGTTGTAGTGCTGCTCTATCATCAATATTAACCAGAGAGGCACCACCAGAAATCGTAAATCCTGAAAGAAGTGCTTGGCCTCCAGTGAGTGCAGTTGCTGTAGTATCATATTGCATAAAGGAGTTTGGATCTGGATGGTCTGTCCAACTCGCA